CAGCGTTTGACCCTTTGGATTTTGAACCAGAGGTGCAAGCCCCAAAAGTCGTACCACCTAAAAGCAAAGAACCTGAGCCACCGGCCGCTCCAATAATACGGCTGCCAAAGCCTAAGCCTCCAAAACCTGTAGAACAGGAAGTTGAAGAACCAGTCAATCCAATTATCCAGCAGGTGATCGAGGCTGTTCCGAGTCTGCCGCAGGCTGTAAATGTCAGTCTGTCTTCTGCCATTGCAGTTTCAACAGCTCTTGCAACGCCTTTTTTACTGAAACTGATCAAGCCAACAATCAAAAAACTAGCGGTCAAAATTCAGAAGGCACTGGGCAAAGCACCTAAGGCGCAGGCTCCTTACCAGCGGAGACAGCAGCAGCGGGCTTTACGGAAATAGGATGTGTATGTGGAACGGGTTGATAGATCTGAATGTCAGCGCAGACTTTTGCGTAAGGTGATTTCTTGGCAAAACGCACACCTTTTGTCAGTAGCTCTGAGCAGACCCTGGCGCGTGACAATTCAAAATCAAGCCTCTTGTTAGCCAGTATTTGTTTTTGCAAGGCGATTTGAGTTTCTGCTGCTTCCTTGCAACGCTCTTGCAGGCCACCATCCAAAGGCATTGTCGCTTGAATTGAAACGCCAAAATTGTAGTTGTGCGTATCCTTCTGGCCCGTTCGTGTGTCCTTGTAGAAATACACCTCTCCTGGATTATCTAATCGTCCGTCATCATCAATATCTGTTAAGTCATAAACAGGATCATCGTAGGCATATTCATAGGGCAAGTTCCACGACTTGGTACGGTTGCCATAAACAGAAGTGGTCAACGTAGGACCTTGGCACTGTATATTGTTGCCATAAGAGTTTGTAATGCTATTGCCCTGCAATATTTGCACGGCTTGGTTACTAACTGAGCCGCTACTTGTAGCCGTAGGAGATGCTGTTGCAGATATACCACCGATACCTTCTGCGTTTACTGGAGCGGAAAGCAGTATTACTGAGAGAAGGTACTTACAGTGTCGGTAACACTTGTTATTTCTGTTGTGCGCTGAATCGTAGTTCGATTCGACAGCCCTGGACCTTGGTAGCTTTCGGCATAACTGAAGGCACTGCCAGGGTTGATAACTGACCATTCTGGTCTTTGTCCTAAGGAAGTCCATCCGTTAACTGTAGTTTCAGCGATAGGATTTAAGTTGCCGTTGACTTGGATGTTTGTGCCAGAAACGGTGTATTCGTAGCCGGTAGCAAAATCCTCACTAACAATACTCTCCGTCACCAAACTTGTTGTTTCTGTGTGGGACGTTAACGAGCCAGTCTGAAAATTTGGGATAACGGGAACAGCTTCCCCTGCTGGAACGTACAAAAAGAGCAGCAATAACCAGCGCATTAGTCCGCAACAATAGAAATAACGCTCTGACCGATTACTGTTGTTCCCGGTCCACCTGCGGTAATCGAGATTGCGCCGTCGCTCGCCACTGTGCCCGCTAGAGAAGACGCAGTTCCACCTGAAGTTGTCGTTGTTTGCCCCATAATCGGCAAAACAGGCACTACTCCTGACGTGACTGTTGTTGACAAGACTGTTGGTATGTCGTCTCCTTCAATATAATTTTCTGCATACGAAAATGCGTCACCAGCAGTAGTAATGCTGTAAGCGCCAGGAGTGTACCCCAAAGCAGTGCCGGAAGATAATGTCCCCAGCACAGGAACAGTGTCCAAAGTAACGTTAGACCCAGATACTGACATTGAACTCGGAAGGCGAGTTGTGATTGATCCCGCTCCATCCACAGTCAGTTGTACGCTACTTTGAATTTTATGAGTTAGGTCTGCTTGCACTGGAACGGCCAGCAGTGTGATGCCCAATACCAGAGCTAAGCGTTTCATTTTGGCTTTGCTGTAGGGGTTTGTTCCTTAATTGTAGGCTCCTCCTTTTTCTTTCTGTTGTTGCCAACCGACAAGCCAAAGGAAGCAGCTGTGCCACTTAGGATACTGGCCGGGTAGGTGGGATCAAGACTCTGCTTGAACACCCCCAAATAATTAGCTGTCAAGATTGCCATCGACCAACCAAGCAACACAACCTTGATAACGTCGCCTAAGCGGGAGTTGGGTTCGTCTTGCTCTGGCTTTTCTGTTGACTCTGCCATGATGGAGTGACGCTAGAGGTCGAATGGTGGTTGAAATCTGGGCTGCTATAGCAGGAGCATCTGTTGGAGCTGCTTCTGCTGGTTTAACGGGTATCAGCCGTCAAAACCAGCAAGGACGAGACTCGTTGGTGCGGCTGACAACTGCTGTCGATAATTTAGCCAACAGAATGGACATTCTCCACGCAGACATCAGGACTAGAGATCAAGAAATTTTTGCCCGCCTGTCTAATTTGGAGCAATCAGTGGCACGGCTTGAGGGGCATAGCAATAGGAACTAACGTAATAGAGCAGTTCATAGCAGTCCAATGCTTACGGTTCTAAAGCCATTCATCATGATGATGTGGCGCTCGAAAGCCTTTAAGGAGCTGATCGTTGCCATGTTGGAGCGTGTTGTAGAACGCACGGACAACGACCTAGACAACTTGGCGCTTGACCACTTGAAACTCCTTTTGTTCCCTGAGAAAAGAATAGAGAAATAGCGAAGCAAGGCAGTTGACGCCATGATCGAGCAAGTCTTGTTTGTCTTGGCTATGGCGCTTAGCCTCTTACCCTTCTTCCATTGGTTCCGTGGTACGCCCCACCAGTTGGCTGCTATTAAGGAGCTTGAGGAGCGAATGCCTCAAAACCTTTTGGCGGAAGAGGACAACGCATGGTTTGATGCGTGGAAAGAAAGCGGCATTGACCAAGAGGTCTATATGCACTATTTCACCCAGTTGGATAATGAGTCAGGAACTGGGTACCGCGAATGCTTCAGTTCAGCGGCTGCGATGGTCGCACATTTTTGGGGCAAAGTTAAATCAGATGATGAATACAATCAAATACGTGCTAAATACGGCGACACAACTTCTGTCGAAGCGCAGATAGAGGCGCTAGAAAGTCTTGGATTAAATGCTACATTTATTAAAAATGCAGACCGAGATGTTATCGAAATAGAAATAGAGATGGGGCGTCCAGTTATAGTAGCTTGGCTAGATAAAGGACCGATTCACGCACCAACATGCAACTCAGTTAGTTGCGGACACTATAGTGTTATAAATGGCTATCGAGCAAAGAATAGTTCAGACCCTGAATGGATAATGCAAGATCCACGCGGCTTGCCTGATATGCAAAATGGCGGTCATTCCAATCCATATTTGGGGCGTAACGTACGAGTGCGCCAAGCAGAGTTTGACGCTAGATGGCAGCCAGAAGGTAGTAATACTGGCTGGGCCATCTTGGTCGATGCTTTATGAGCTGGTACGTAATTTGGAGCTATCTCACCGCGTTTTGGACGACAGTCATCATAGGTTGTATGGACCCATACAATTTCAAATATTGTGTACGGGTAGACCAGTGGTTGTTTCCTGTTGTCGGTGACATCATGCGTGCAAGGGAGCCTTACGCTTCCGAGCACCGTTACCTGAATTCACTGGAGCGTTCCAATGGACTGGATGATTATCGAGCCAAGCCTGGAACAGAAGCTAAACCTTGAATGCAGTTGTCGTGGAATAAAGCAGACCACGGATTTAGCTGAAGTACGAGATCTTTGCGTAGCGCTTATTCAGCAGAACTTTTATCAAGGTCTGATGTTGCGCCAGGCTGTGAATCGGATTGGGTCTCTGGAGTCTCAGAACATTCTTCCGAAGTAAGGTTATCAAGGCCGAGATCTGCCCAAAGTTTTTTAGCTTTGCCTTCTAGCCTTGCGTCAACGGCTTCTTTTTGTTTAGCCAAGTCAAATGCTTTAGCTTCAGCAAAAGCAAGCTCATCGGTGTTTTCTTTAATGTATTGATACGCAAGTTCTCGAAGAAGAGCAGCAGGTTTTTTGTCAAGTTTCTCGGTTAGCTTAAGAAACAGATCTCCTTGGCCAGGTTCAAACAAAACTTGAACGTAAAGCCTGTTGCCGTGCCGACTTGCCATGTCTTAATACATTAAAGATTAACGTTACCATGTTATTGAATCGTCAACCTTTTTCTTCCAAGCGTTGTGCTGATTGGAACGCGAAGCTGTTCGCTGCGTGCGACAACCAGATCGAACTTCTCTTGCACGTTCCAGGAACATGGCGGCCCGTTGTAAATCAGCTGTTGTAGAAAGCGAAATAGCTTTCATAAGCCGATCCATGATCAGCTGACGTCCTGACCGAGGTTGAGGCATTTGCCATGTCTAAGCATTAACCAACTTATTTAAGCGCTTAAAGTCTTTCAATTCAAAAGGGGACAAAACGCTTATGTCAACACCGCATTGAAGGGCGGCTGATACTTCAATTTGAAAATAGTCGGGGTTGTTTTCATAGGTTACTTGCTCAACAGACAAGATGTTGTCGTCTTCGTCGTAGGCAGTAAACCTAACAATCGCAAGTGGAAGGTGAGAATCATTTTTGTTAGTGCAAAACTGAAAATTAGTTGTTCGTATCATTTTTGTTTTGGTTAAACAATTCGTAGACCACGCAGGCGACGATGCTTTCGGCTTGTTGCCTGTCAAGACCGTAGCTGTAGCGACGACGTACTTCCATAACAGTTTTATGAAACACATCAGTCGTAAGGCCAGCAGGTTTTAGTGGAGCGGTGAGTCGTTCGCGTATCAATTCTGAACGTGGGATGCCTTGATAATCAGCTTGTTTTTGCAAACGATCTAAAACTTCATCTGGAACGTAAGCAGCAATGCGTTTCATAGAAAAAAAAGGGGGGGCGTTACGCCCCTAAAGGTTGCAAGTTTTGTAAGGCGAAGGTTAGTCTTGCCAAGACATTTGTTGCTTGAGCGCAGCAACAATATATTCGCTGCGAGACTTGTAAACAGACTGTTTGTATAGCCTGTCAAGTTGTTCACGCTCTTCTGGCGTCATTCTAACGTTTACAACCACTTTAAATACTTTAAGAGTTCGCATGAGTTTGATCAAACCCCAGTAAGAAAAGAAATGTTTCTGAAAATCCCAGCACTGGTAAAGGGATTGTTTGCATACGAGGTTAGCCGATGAACGTCTTTTCCGATTGATAAATTGTAAGCAGCAGTCGAGGCTAGTCTATAAAAAGCCATGTCATTGGTTTGCTTTTTTAAAGCTTTGTATTTATTTTTTACGTCACGATAGACCATAGGTGATTTTTGTCCATGACCAACAAGACCGTTGCAATTTTCGCCTTTTCTGACCAATGAAAAATAATTTTTTACTAGTTCATAATCTTTAGTTGCCCTGAGGAGCATTGTTCCAGCTGCTCGTTCTGCTGCGTTGCAAGAAGTTGCTCCATATTGTTCATCAATCCATTCAAGCTCTTCGTAAAAATGATTGTGCATGGTTTTTACCTGTGATCGAACCATTGGGCTACAGCCTTTAGATTTGCTGATATTAGGTTTTTGCCAAGGCGTAATTAAAAGCAAACAAGCCGACCCAACTGTTCTTGAGATGGGATGACCTGAAATTGTAAGGCGGTCATGCAACTCTCTTTTGCTTCCGCAATCAAGATTTTCTTTTGCCTCTTTAGGCATGTTTCTGGCGACCCAGAAAACTTGAGGAAGGCCAGTGTTAACAACAGCATTTAAGCGATGTTGTCCTTGAATAAGGTCGCCATTGCAATCAAAAGCAATTGCATCAGAGCTAAGAGTCCAACTGTTCTGACGCATCTCTTCTTCGTAGCGTTTAACAATCGCAGGACGAAGTTTACGATTGACGCCATTGGCACGGAGATACTCAACAGCGACCTGAGGAGAAACAATTTCTTGGTTCATGGTTGCGTTGGGGCAAAAGCCTGGATGGTTCATGGCGAGATGAATAAATTACTCTTGAAACCTAGTGGCACCATGTGGCACTAGCAAGCATCGTGTGGCACTACGCATAGTGCCACGTAGCACCACTAGGCTTTACGTGGCTTTACTTTTTTCAGTAACCGGCGTTGCGCTCGCTGTTGCGTCCGTTCCAATGCTTTTTTAAGCGTTTGCTCCCTGCCTGGAGGTTCTGGGATTCCAGCAGTTTTGAGAATGTTGGTCCAATTCATCTCTCGCGCGTATAGATGTAAAAAAGTGTCCCCACAGCCCAAATGCCAGTCGTACCAAAAGGGGCGCCTGGGGACACCATGGGGGGACAGCTAGATTTGTCCCCGCTCTTCTTCAGTCAGCTGAATCTCAACCGCTCCATCCATCAAAGGGGGACACAGTGGATTGTCCCCCTCCTTTTGTCCCCCATCAAAACCCGCTTGGCCCCTGGCATACGTACCAAAAGGGGACAACTCTTGAACCTCTCCGCACGCGAGGTTGGCTTTATATTCTTTGGAACGAGAACCTTTTGGGACGAATGAGACGATCAGCTGTTGAGCTTCCAAACGCTGAAGCGATTTCTTGATTGCAGCGGCAGAACCAGCAATCAACGAATCAGCGAGTAGTTCGGTTTTGGAACGTGATTCTGGGTAGGCAGTCCGTAAGCGATTAAGGACGCGACCACGAACCGATGATGGAGCGGTGTCATCAGGATCTATCTCAGGAGTAAAATCGGAAATGTAGAAGTTGAGGTCATCGTCCTGACCAAGGATGAGATGGGTGCCAGAGCGGCCTGAGCGGCTCTTCTCTACCTCAATCAACCGTTCATGCCGTTGAACCTGTTGCTGCCGCTTGGAGCGCTTCTGCGGGTCAGTTTCGGGGCGTTTCAGGCTCCAAGTCTCATCTACGGCGTCACGAATGGCTGAGGTGCCACGGAAGCCGCCATTTTTGTTGGCGTGATGAATGATCAGAATTGTGGTGGCCGGGAACAAATCACCGTTGTTTTTGGTGAGCCAGTACAGCGGCGTAGCGAAATCAGATTTGTTTTCATCGAATGCTTTGCCACCAGAACAGCCAATCAGCGAGTCGATGACGACCAGCTTGGGTTTGTAGGTTTCCATAAGCTTGATGAACTGGGCGTAACGCTGAAGCTGCCAGTCGGTCTGGATGTAAGTGTCAGAGGTGATGGGGAAATCAGCTTCAATCAGTTGTTCCTTAAGCTGAATCAGGGGCTGATCACCGTTAAGCAATAGGACAGGGCCTTGTTTTATTGGAACGTCAGCACCACGAACCTTGAATGGTTTGCCAGTTGCGATGTGTTTTGCGAGAGCCCAAGCGGCTGTTGATTTACCGTCACCACCAGCGCCGTAGATCAGGATGACTGATGGATGAGGCAAGACATCAGGGATGAGGTAGCCGCGTTTTTCATCCAGTTCCATCAATTTTTCAACAGTCATCAAAGATTGTGCTTTTTCGTAAGCGATCTGATCAACGATCAGTTTTTCAAGTGCTGACTGGTCGCGATAACCAGCTTGGAGAGCAAGTGAATTAAGCTTGTAATTAACTTCAGCTGGGTTATCGAGTTCAAGAATTTGTTTAGAACGGCGCATGACTTCTTGGAAGTCAAGAGTGGCTTGGCGATATTCCTGAATTTTCTTTTGTTCAGCGTCACCTACGATTTTTTTGAGGTCTTCCGAAAATCGATGCCTCTCTGGGTCAGCACGGTCTGCCATCCAGATAAGGGTTCCAAGGCCGACACCAGCGCCTTTGAAGGAATACCACGGGTCTTCACAGGGGTTTTCATCACTAGCCCATTCATCAGCAAACTCAGGATCTTCTGCTGACCAAGCTGACCAAAGGACAAGACCAAGATCATTAGGCAGGGCTGAGTGAATTGCCATGCCAACCTTTACCCAATGCTCACGACTGCCTCTGCCTTGAGTCGGGATAACTTTCAGGCAGTCTCTAATAATTTGAGAGACTTCATCTTGAGTACGGTCAGAGAAATCAAGGTCGCGTTTAATCATGGCTTTAGGCGGCTGCTTCATTTCAGCCAGCAGCCAGTCAGGAGCGACAGGGATGCTGTTCAGGTCACCTTCTAGGTGGTACCGCCCTGGAACGGACACTTTGCCACCGGGATAAGCACCATGGATAACGCCTTGTCGTTTGTCATTCCACAAAATTTCGTAATCATCTTCTTTGCCAAGTCCACGACCTTCGACTTGATTCCAAAGATTTTTTGGGACCTGGAAGATATATTTAGCAGCGTTTTGCTTGGTTGAGGTTATTTTTGGAGCACCTTTAAGCGTGTCGCCATAAAGGATGAGAACTTTGTCGAGGTTGCGATCAACATCAAGGATGACAATGCCGTTACCACGTATCCCGGTAAAGATGCCGACAGCTTGAATGTCAGGGTTGCGTTGAGCAGCAAGAGCAATATCAGCGGGACCGAGTTTGAAATCAAAAGATTCCTGAGTCGGCTCTTTGCCTGCTGCAACCTTGCCGTAAGGGGGCTTGAGTGCGCCCTTGCGATATATGGCGGCGTAAACCAATCCTTGAGGCAGAGTCTTGACGAAATCCGAAAACATCGTGTAGTATTCCAGAGTGTGTGTGACAATTCCGACCAATTTTCGCCTTCTGCATGGCGAGGAGCGGTCGGAATTTTTTTATTCTACCTCAGGTTGACACAACGCACACGCCTGACCTACCTTACTGGAGCGTTCGTTACTGAACGCGGCAACTAAAGAGGCAACTCAACGTGAATCTATCCGATTCTTATCTTTCAATTCTCAGCAACGAAAACGAGGGAGGCTCTTCAAGCGAGAGCTATCTGCGTTACACAAAACTTGAACAGGGCAAGCCCGCAAATTTTGCATTGCTTGAGCAGGACCCGCTTTGCTACTGGCTTGTCTGGGGCGTTGATGCAAACGAGAAGATGAAACCTTTTCGTTTTATGGATCAACCTTCAGCTGAAGAAATTCATCTTGAGCTGGGCAGTGATTATTCTCAGTGCAAAAACTACGACAAGACTGCACTACGCAAGCCTGTCGAATGCCTCACTTGGCCAGTTTACAATTGGGACGTAAATCACGTTCAAGTTCTTGAAGTTTCCCATGTTTCATTGGGGCGTCAATTTGCGAAGTATGGTTTAAATAAAAAGTACAGCAAGAATTTGTTGGACTGGGATTTCGAGCTATCGAAGATCAAGGCAGACATGGTTCGGTACGAGCTGCTGATCGTTCCTCGGGACGAGGACGAGCATGACGAGGGAGCAATGGCAAAAGCCTGGTTGCAAACTCAGAAGTCTGGTTTTGATTTAAATCGGATCGTGGTTGGCGGCGATCCATTCAGCGAAGCTTAAGCCATGATTCAATCTTTTGGTGAGTGGCTTCTTGATTATTCAGGAGATGATTCTATTGGCGACCTGCGTGATGATTACGCCCGTGATTACAGAGTTCTTCTGAAACCACAAGGTCGTGATCATGTACAAAGCCCAGAACTCCTGATGTGGCGTATTGGTCTCATGCAAGGTTGTTCTGAAGCTAAGCAGGCATTGAAAGATGCTGCCGTGCTTTACGGGCAGCCACTTGAAGGTTGGGACGACTAACTGCAACGGGGGCTTTACGCCCCCTCTTTTTTTTTCTAATTATGCGATTTACACAATTTTGGCCAGCAGGATCTTGCTGGTCTGAAAACCCTGATCTTACCGATTTAGAGAAACGATTGGAGTTTCTTTCTGAAAAAGAACGTCTTTTGATCTTGCAAGAAGTCGCTTGCCTCTGCGAAGCCTCTTATAGGCGTGGATTTCAGCAAGGCCATGCAACTGGAGAAAAAGACAGTGCTTGGTTTCGCAAGCCATCTCAGTTGGAAATTGGTACTTGGCGATTCAATATCCCCTTGGAATACGCAGCTCCAACACCTGGATATTATAAGAATGAAAAACAAGCTGAGCAAGTTTGGAAAAGTAGCAGGTTTGGTGACTACTACACTAGTCTTGAGCGCATGGCGATAGAAGTTTCCGGCGTGTCGGGCTTTTTGGGACGAATGCTTCAAAGCGTCACCGATCGAATCACAAAAGCCCAAGGCCAAGAAGTTTGGGGCGACGGCAACAAAGGCACTCTTGCGGAGAACAGCTGATGGGACTACACGCATTTACAAAACCAGATCCTGAAAACGGTGGCTTTATAATTAGATTTGGTTGGCTTTGCGACGTGTGCGGCAAAGAGATCAAAGATCCTCGTGACGGATCTATTGATTACACATGTTTAGATCCAGACGAAGCAAAATCTAACAAGAGGTTGAACAAAGTTTTTGGCGAAGACCGTCCTGAAGAAGATTTTTTAGATTACATTGTTTATCACACAACAACATGTTGCCCTAAGAAAAGACATCGTTATTGGAATTATCTGCACAAAATCATGCATCAGCTGAATGCCCCCTTGACGAAAGCCCGTAAGAAGGTACATTAGTTTCGGGCAGGAGTGTCTATTGACGATTGAAGCAGATCCACAGAATATCTTGGCCTCTCTACGTCGTTGGCAGCTGGAGCAAGACAACTCAGGGCCATTCAGGGTTTACAGAGATCAAGACGGGCTGATTTACCATTCAGTCACGCATATCCTGAAGCACACAGCCCCTCAATCCCAGAAAGATGCCCTGGAGCGTTGGTCCAAGAGAGCAGGCAGTGATATGGAGCGTGACATTGCCTGTGATCGCGGCACCATTGCTCATGAGCACTGTGAGTATGTTCTCAAAACCGCTGCGAAGCTGGCCCGTCAAAGTGCCAACAAGAAAGGAGCGTGGAAGGTTTGGGATGATGGTTTGGCACGTCCTCCAAAAGCCATCACCGCCTGGGCACTTAAGAAGTCGAGCGAAGGAGCGCCGAAAGTTGCATGGCCCGCCCGTGAGTACGCCAGAGGTCTATCCGACTGGTTGGTAAGCGGAAGCGTAACGGCCATTCATGCAAGCGAATTTTCAGTTAGCAGCGATGAAGGGTTTGCTGGAACGGCGGATGCGTTAATTGATACGCCATTGGGTTTAACGATCTGCGATTTTAAGACCAGCAGTCGTGAGGCAGACAAGCCTGAAGCGTGGTTAAAGGATCACCAGGACCAGTTAGGTGCTTATAGCCTTGGATTACGTGAGAGAGCAGGCATTCAAGTGGAGGCTGGAGCGGTAATTATTGCCAAACCTAATGGGACCATTCAACTGCGGATGCTTAGTGAATTGGAGATGAGAGGATGTGAGGCCCGCTGGACTGAACGCAACAATACATACAAAGAGATGTTATTGGCGGGAGAAGTTTGCTGAAAATGCTAATGAGCCGACCCTGTTTTTTTGAAGATTCCATAGGGGGGCGCCCCCCCATGGTCCTATTAAAGAAATACGTTTTTGCCAGCCTTCTATAGAAGAAGCATTAGATCTAATTTATCGCGGCAAAAATAACGTAGCTGTCAAGGCAGAAGAACTAGACATCCCAACAGAAACGTTGAAACGCCTAGTTCGTGAGTACATATTGGAACGGCCGTTAGACACGAGCGATCCAAAGATTTGGAGCGATGACGTAGATTTAAGTTGGCCTTGGGTTTAACTTAGTTTTCTGTTTTTTTTAGACTGAAAACTTTTAGAAGGCTTACGAACCTTGGGGGTCTTGGCAGATTTATTCCGCTTTTGACTTGTTAGGTGCCAACCCTTACCCTTTGAACATTGGTACGGATAAGAATGACCATGACCTTGTTTACAGACTCGTGCTGCAACATTCTTTGCATCTTGTTGAGTGTCATAGCAAATCTTTCTGCAGTATTCACAGAAACCATTGACTTTTAGGTCAAAGCTATCCAGGAATCGTAAATCATTCCTCATCGAGTTCTTCTGGCAAGGGAAGACCAAGATCCAACCAATCCCATAGTGAAAGTGCTTCACCTGTTTCAGGACATGGTGCAAACCAGCCCTCCTCATCAAGTTCCCAACCAGCAGCAGTACGAATCTTATAAATTCGATCCTCTTCTGCAATAGCAGCTTCAACCTTATCTTTATGGTCGTACCACGTAGGACAAGTGTTCATCATTAGAAGATTCTGTTGGGCTCGATAAAGTTCAGAATTCATAATTTAAAAAGGGGGCGCTTGGTCAACAAAGGTTTGAATACGTCGTTGAATATCAATCAAGGTTTGATAGCGATGGCAATCAGCCCAGCCAGCTTGTTTGAGGAAATCCAACTCCCAGCTAATTGAGTCAATCAGCAGAACGTATTCTTGGACTTGTAAATCAGGATGCATTGGAACGGATGTGAGACAGACGTATCAGAACTTGTGAGACAACCCGCCCATACGGGCGAGCCTTTCGTATTCCCGCACAAGGCGAGAATAATCTTGAACATTGCCCGCTTCATAGGCATCGATTAACAGCTGTTTTGTCATCCGGATTAACGGATCACGGTCTTCTAGTGTGACCATTGGAACGGGATCAGCTTCAATGTTGTGATCTTCGATCTCTCTAGATTGATCAGCTTCATCCACGTCGCGGTAAGCGGTCGGACGACTTAGCCCGTATTTACGCTGCAAAGTGGCAGCAATGTCAGCCTTTCTGCAGCCTAGATCTAGGAGCTTTTTGGCGTGTTCCAGGTGGGCTTTTTTATTCTCTGGAAGACGTTTCAACGTAACCTCCTATTCCTCTCACGAGAGTCAGGGATGGAAGCATTGAGGTCTTCCCAATCAGCTTGTTTTTCGCGTTCTTCGATCTCATCTTCAGATAATGGCGGCCAAGGATCTATAAAATCACTCGGCATTAAATCATCATCAAAATCGCGGCGTCGTTTTTTAGTCATGATGCACAGTCCTCACAATCTGAAAAATAAGCTGCACAGGCTTCAACAGAAGCTTTCACAATCTCGACGTGTTCGTCTGTCATATGACAGGCAATATTTGCCGCCAAAGTTGTTGCTTTAATTTGTCGCTCATTGTTTGATGCTGTTATGGCCAGAATCAAAGCCATAGCTAAAGCCTGCGTATGTGATTCTGGCTTGTAGTCTGTAGTCATGATCAGGGTGTGTGTGATTGGAACGGAAGGAATACATCTCCCCAGATGAGCTTGAATTGATCTTGGAAGCGTTGCACCATTTCAAAAGCTCACCGGATGGACGGAAGCATGCAGGCCGATTAACCTGGCTCCGGGAGAAGTTTGTGCGCTGCCGTGTGGAACGGACGACGATCCATTCAACAGCGGGTGAGTGATCAACGAATGGCGCGGATCCGGTCGAACAGGTCGTGGATCTCATCACTGGTCAATAGAACCTTTTTGCCAGTGGAGTCGGTGAACATCAACGGCACACCAGCTATCACCGGTTGATTCTCTCCCCACTGCGCCATGGCACAGGTGAGGAACTTTGCTTCGTTGGCAGATAATCTCATAGTCAGACTTGAGTCATTTTTACGGGCAGTTGAACCGGTACATAAACCACACCGCACGTGTCGGCGTTGATATGTGGTCCCATCCATTCGTTGTACGTACAGGGCAGAGCTTTTCGGGCACTGGCTCGGACGTAGTGGCCAGCTGGTACGGATTTAGTGGCAGACTCCTTAGTCACTTCAAAAACGTGGCCGGGTTTGACGTGGCGGAAGCGGAAAACTTCCGTGTGGTGGTACGTGGCGGGGATAGTGTCCATGGGTCAGCAGATGGCAAGGGCTTGGGTTGGATAAACGTGGTCAATCGGTGAACCGTTCAGATCCTCCGGTCGATACACATACAACGAACAACCGCGAGGATCGGACTGGTAATAAACCAGCAACCCATAACGATCAGCAATCCTTCGGGCCTCCTTTAATGCCAGATCCTCCCGGTCTGGAACCTGACCACGGTGGATTGTGTAACTCCCCCACCTATCAAGTCCATATAAGTGCGTTCTGCCGTCATCGTGGGTTTGAATTTGACCGTTACACTCCATTTCTCCCCACAGGTGCAGGGTTCGTTCAGCTTCCCGTAACTTGCGCCAGGCATAGTCAGTCACACCATGACGCTGCTTTGCTCTGGAACGGTTAGTCATTGCGCGGATCCCTCATAGATGAAGCTGCCAATCTTGTTCCCATTGGTGTCTCGGAGTGGTTCCTCCCACCGCTTGGTACGGTTGTCGCCAACGTCATCAGCAGCCTCTTTTGTCATCCGTGCTCGTAAGCGCCGCAGAATCCAGCCAATCTCCTGGAACGTTTCACAGTCCGTTTCACCGAATGCCGCGTTCTCAGTTTCGATCTCAAGTTTGAACATAATTCTTCAGGAATAGATTGTGTAATAAGTGGCCGCTGCGGACGGGATGCCAGACATTGCTAGCCTCCCGTTCTGCTCATCGCAGAAATCCTCAGCATCATCAGCACACCAGAAGCGGCCGACGTATTGAGACTCCCCTAAATCGATCGACCAAAAGCGAACGATGAATTCAGCCATAACGTCTCTCGACAATCCGTACGTTCTCGACGCCTAACGCTTGGCCACGGTCGTAACAACTGTTGCGCCAGTCCTCGCGCCACTGCCTCGCTAACGCTTCTGCCTGTTCGCGGGTCTGGCAGATCGCACCAGGCCCCGCAACATCTGCACGCCTTGGCACGTAATCCGCTTCGACGTAATAGTTGGTGAAGCTCATTGAGTGACCCTCCGATAAGTTTGCGTGCCTGTGTGTTGTGTTGGTACGTCTGCCAGTGATGACAGGCCAACGTGAAACACTGTGCCAATTAAT